GTTTCGAATGTTGTGCTCATTGTCTTACCCTCCAGTTTATAAACCTAGTGCAACAATCTTTGCTTCAAGCTCTGCCATATTCTGATATTCAGTAATAGCATTAAGGATCTGCTTGTCGCTCGCCTCCGACCAATCAACAAAAATATTGGCCTCAATGTCTTTGCACTCATTAACCGATAAGCCAGTTAACTCTTGAATTTTTTTTACCGTATATCGCATTGTGCTTCCCTCTCCAGTTAGTGGCGCTCCCCGCGCCGATGAGTCCAATTATAAGAATGCTTTTTAGTGTGTCAAATGTTTTTTATATCTCAATAGATCAATTTGTTATTAGGTTTGTGGTTTATATAACTAAGATATAGAATTGGTAGACACAAAGGAGGGCCATACCATGTCTGACATGCGGCACAAACTCGACAAAGACACACGACAAAGACACTTCCCTGAATACGATGGCGGCAAAGGCTCTAAACCCCGTAAGAGCACAGCCGAGTCACGCGATAAGTTTAAGGCTAACTACGACCGTATCAACTGGGGTAGTAAGTAATGGCTGCCAACAATCCAGCCAAGCAAAGGGCAATGCGCCAGGAGCAACTCCGAACCTACTTATCAGAGAAATGCCGACTTGAGCATGTCATTGATAACATTATTAAAATGGAAAGGGAGGGGGCATCAATGGAAAGCAATGAGTTAAATGCTATTAAGTATGCCACTGATGCTAGGCTAAGGCTGATTAACAAGTACCTACCCGAGTTGAAAGCAACTGAGATGACAGGTGAGGGCGGTGCTGATCTGATCGTATCGGTAATCAAGAAGCGATTCGATGGCAACGATTGAGTACCACTTAAAGCCCCAGGGGCAAGTGCTGCAAGAGTTTGCTGATTGCCGTGAGCGTAACAGCTTTATTATGGGGCCGCTTGGTTCAGGCAAGACAGTACAGACTATCCTTAAGCTGTTTGACCTAATGTGTGAGCAAGCGCCAGTAAAGAGTGAGCAACACCCTAATCACGGTGTTAGGCTAAGTCGTATCATCGCGGCAAGGAACACATACAGCGAGCTATTCAGCACGACTATTAAAGACTGGATCGAGATACTCGGCGATCTGGGTGAGTTTAAGCAAGGTAACAAGGAACCGCCTACTCATCGCCTATCGTTCGGGCTGGATGATGGCACGAGTGTTCGGTGTGAGGTTATCTTTATCGCCTTTGATCGACCTGATCACGTGAAGAAAGCAAGGGGTATACAGACAACATGGGTCTGGCTGAACGAAGCTAAAGAACACTCGAAGGCCGTTGTGGATATGCTCGACCTGCGGGCTGGTCGATACCCCAGTCCGAAAGAAGGCGCACGCCCTACTCACTACGGCATAGTCGGCGATAGTAACGCTCCCGATGAAGATCATTGGTACTATAAGCTAGCCGAAGAAGAAAGACCCGAGGGCTGGGCTTTCCACAGACAACCAGGTGGTGTGTTCAAGGATGGCGATCAATGGAAGGTAAACCCTGACGCCGAGAATCTGGATAACCTACCGACCGCTTATTACCACCGAGGCCTGCAAGGTAAAACAGACGACTGGATCAAGGTTAACCTAGCGAACGAATACGGCTTTGTATCATCTGGCAAACCTGTTCACCCGATGTATGTGGACTCGGTACATTGCCAGCCTATCGACTTCACGCCCTCGCTAGATATCCCGATAATCCTCGGCTTTGACTTTGGGCGAACCCCTGCTTGTGCTTTCCTACAGCGCACGTCAATGGGTAGGTGGGTGTGCTTCGATGAGTTCTGCCTGACTGACTCAGGTGCGGTAGACTTTGCACCACAGCTTAAAAGGTACATTGACGCTAATTACCCCAACCACAAGTTCAAGGGCTGGGGTGACCCATCGGGCGACAACAAGAACCAGGCTAACGCTGATACGCCGTTTAAGATTATCAGGGCGGCAGGGATTCCCTGTTCACCGACTGCTACCAATGACCCTGCAATGCGAAGGGCTGCACTTGAAATACCCATGAAAGAAAACTGTATGGATGGCAAGCCAAGGTTTCATGTACTGCCCAAGGCTAGGATGATACGCAAGGGCTTACAAGGTGGTTTCTGCTATCGAAGGATTCAAGTGTCTGGCGACAGGTACACTGACGAACCCGACAAGAACGAATACAGTCACCCCGTAGAAGCTCTCGAATACGCATTACAAGGTGAGGGTGAAGGTAGACAGGCGCTGACAAGGGCGCAGGGCTTTGATCGTCCTACACAGGCTAAGGTGGCTTTCAGTGTCTTCTGATGTGTATATAGTCTTCACCGAGGATAGCAGGCACTGGTGGTCGCCTTTCCTGCATCCAGTCATACAGCATTGTTATGTGCTGATACCTGATCGTGGTCGCTGGATCATCTACGGCAAGACTGAGCAATACTTCGATCTTTTTACTTTGGACGATCAACCCTTTAAACTAGAGCAGGTAATAGTAGTTAAAGCGACTAGGAAACAAACGAAGCGCAGTCTATTCATGCTGAATACATGTGTAGGCCATGCGAAACAGATACTTGGGATAAATGACCCGTTTATCCTTACACCTTATCAGTTATACAAGAGGCTGAAACATGCGTAAACCAAAGGCACCTAAGAAGTCGGCACAGGAAGTAGCAGTAGAGCGCCGTCAAACTATCATGCTCGACAAAGAAATCGAGGAACAAGAAGACCGCTTTCGGGCTATGTCACGCGGCAAGCTAGGTAAGGCCAGCCTGCTAGGTGGTGCGCCTAGAACACGTGCTGAAGCTGCTGGACGTGGTGCTACTGCTGGCGGTGGTGCTACTGGTGGCCGTTCGTCTATGGTCGGTAGCATTCCATCGATGTTTGGTGGTGGTTTCTCTATGCCTTCGGGTGGCCAGCAAAGGTAAAAAATCATGCAAATACCTGAACACTTGGGGTCGTTTAACGACATCGTGACCCGTGAAAAGAAAGCCTTTGATAGTGAAGCCATGTGGCACACGCAATTGTCTGACGTGTACGAGTACTTCCTGCCCCAAAGAAACCTTTTCGACCGTGAAGACAAAGGTCAGAAGAAGATGGATCGCATATTCGATTCCACTTCACTGACGGCCATCCAACAAGGCGCCAGCAAGTTACAGGAAAACATCGCACCTATCTGGGCAAGGTGGGCTACGTTCCAGCCGAGTGAGCAGGTACTCAAGCTGCTAGAGACTGGCGACTACGGTGTGAGCGAAACCGATATACGCGAGAACCTAGAAAGCCAGGCGGAGATCGTCTTTGACTATATCAACCGTTCTAACTTCGGCACGCAGTTCTTCGAGGCTGCACTTGATCTGCTGGTCGGTACTGCTACCTTGCGGATAGATGAGACCGATGAAGACGATATGCCGTTTGTCTTTCACGCTATCCCCCAGAAAGGTATCGCGTTTGAAGAAGGCCCATACGGTACGATTGAAACCCACTGGCGTAGGATGAAGGTTAAAGCCCGATTACTTGAGCGCATGTACAAAGGGTTTGAGCCAAGTGAGAAGATCGCTAACCTGATTAAGTCTTCACCTGATAACGAGGTGGGGGTGCATGAAGGCGTTGTGTACTGCCCAAAGATGAAGCGCTATTACGGTATGCTTTGGTGTGATGGTGAAGATTCAATCTCATGGTTTGAAGACTTCGGTGTCACTTCGCCTTGGGTGACTGGTCGATACACGAAAGTAGCTGGTGAGGTTCGTGGTCGTGGGCCTGCTATGCAGACTTTGCCCGATGTTAGATCACTGAATAAAGCGAAAGAGTTTGTACTGCAAAAGGCCGCCATTGATCTAGCGGGTATGTATACGGCTACGGATGATGGTGTGACCAACCCTTACAACATCACTATCAGCCCAGGGATTGTGATTCCCGTAGGCAGTAACAATACATCTAACCCGTCTATCCAGCGTTTAGACACTGGTGCTAACCTGCAATTGGCTCAGTTCGAGATTATGGAATTGCAGAACGCTATCAAGGTGGCTTTGTTTAATGACTTGCGTGATCCTACTGGGCCTGTTCGCTCTGCTACTGAGATTGCGATTGAGGCAAGAGAGCTAGCCAAGCGTATCGGTTCTGCGTTCGGTCGATTGCAGACCGAGGTGCTTGTACCTATTCTTAAACGTGTTGTGTCTATCCTAACCCGTAGGGGATTGATCACGCCTTTACAGTTAGAAGGTAGGGACGTAGACATTAAGTTCACCAGTCCACTAGCGCGTGCTCAGGATTCAGAAGACCTACTGGCTGTACAACAAGCCGTGCAGTTTGTCTTGTCTACTGCTGGCCCTGAGCAGGTGATGATGGCGTTTAAGACTGAAAACTTCGGTACATGGGCGGCTGAGAAAACTGGTATGTCTAGCGAGTTAGTACGGTCTGAGTCTGAAAAGCAACAGATCATCCAGGCTGGCGCTCAAGCTGCACAGATGGGACAACAACAACAAGAGGCCGTATGAGTTGGGAACAATTAGAAGTAAACCAGAAAGACGCCGAAGCAAAGAAGGCAGAAATAAGAGAGAAGCAAGTAGAGTTAGCAAAGGCTTATAGTCGGTGCTTCTCTACTGAAGACGGTTTTAAAGTACTGGAGGACTTACTCAACCGCTTTGTCATGGATAACGGTACAGACTTCAATTCTCAGAATATCGAGTATGAGGCGGCCTATCACAATGGCGAAGCGGGAGTGGTTAAGTTCATTATTCACTTAACGAAGCAAGCGGAAAAACTATGACCGAAACAAAGCGTGGGCGTAAACCACAGCCCAAATACGATGTTGTGTGTGATGAAAGAGACTGGCTAACCAGCTCTAACTTTAAGTTTGAATGGCTAGACAAGTTACACACCCAGTATGGATTCGATAAGTTCCAATACCTGCACAAGTTCCGAGCATTCCGATGCTACAAGAACGAACAGCATTTGGATTGGATCGATGTGAATGACTTGGCACTGCTGAATGGTGAGCGCCGAATCATGCAAATCCTGTTGAAACACCAGCAGGTCAGTCCCAAAAGGGCTGTTATTCAATATCCATGGA